GCTTCGCTCCCCGCGCTAAAACCCGCCCCATCAACCGTCAGTGGAGCATCAACCGCCGCCAAAGACAGCGGCGCTAAAGCTGACCGGCTAAAGCCGGTGGTTTCAACCTTGGAGATGGAAATGGAAAAAGTTTGATTTCCAGATGACTTGATTAGTAAATGTTTTAATGAAACGATGTACTAGTCGCGCAGCGTCTGTTCAAGATGCGTGGCCGCATCGAGGCGACCAACCGCTATCACCGCATCGGCGCCATCACCGGCAAGGTGTTTGATGCCGACGGCTCCACCGTCCTGCTCGACACCCACGACCGCTTCGGCATAGAGCCGCAGTATGTCGACATGGCGCTCGGCACGGGCGGCACCGACGTTGCCCAAAAAATCCGCGACGCCATGCGCAAATCCGAGGATGCCGTGGCCGGAACCGGCGTCATCTCCGGATGGCTGGCCGTCTGCGGGCGTGGCTTCTACGACGCCTTCGTCGCGCATGACAAGGTGACCAAGGCGTTCGACCGCTGGAATGACGGTCAATTCCTGCGCGACGATCTGCGCAAGGGCTTCACGTTCCAGAACGTGGTTTGGAAGGAGTTCTACGGCAAGGTCGGCGCGATCAAGTTCATTGGCAACGATGACGCCTATCTGGTGCCGATGGGCGTCTCCGATCTCTTCATCTCGCGCTTCGCCCCGGCGGACTACATGGAAACTGTCAATACCATCGGCCTGCCCTATTACGCCAAGCAGGAACCGATGCGTTTCGGTCGCGGCGTCGAACTCGAGGCGCAATCCAATCCTCTAAACCTCTGCACCCGTCCGCGCGCCGTGATCCGGCTCTACAAGACCGCCAAGCCATGACGGGCTTCCGCGAACTGGCCGCCGAGATGGACGATACGGTATTCGACACCCTGTCGGACGCCGCCGCCATCGAAGGCCGCCCGGTTCGCGGCATGTTCAGCGCGCCGTGGCTGGCCCCGCAGTTGGGCAGGCTCAATACCGGCATTGTCGAGCCGCAGTTGGTGGTGCGCGATGCCGATGCGGCGGGCGTCGAAAAGGGCGCGGCGGTCGATGTGCTCGGCCTGGGCTACGAGGTCGTCGCCATCGAGCCGGACGGCACCGGCATCACGGCGCTGATTCTGAGGCCGATGTAATGGCGGTCGATCACATCGAAGTCCGGTTTGACACCAATCGCTGGAAAAGCCTGCTTGCCGGCCTGACCGGCGCCGCCATGCAAAACGCCTGGCGGCGAGCGCTGCGCAAGACGATGACGTGGGTGAGCGGCCAGGTCGCCAGAGAGGTCAGCGCCGCCACCCGGATACCGCAGAAGGTGATTCGTGATCGGCTGCTGATGATGATGCGCAATAGCGCGGGCGGCAGAGGCAACGCCGCCAAGGTCTGGCTTGGCCTCAACGCCCTGGAAGTCGACCGCTTCGGCAAGGCGCGGCAAACGCCTACCGGCGTCACCGTTGGCCGCCATCAATATCCGGGCGCCTGGATGAAGAAGAAGCGGGATGACGGCAAGGTATTCCGGCGCATCGGGCGTGATCGCATCCCCTATGAGCGCGTCACGCAAGACTGGGAGGGGGAGGGCGAAGCCAGCTTCCAGAGCGTCCTCGGTCGCATCAAGGAACGCCTGCTGACCCTCCTCGAACAGGAAATCAATTACGAACTCCAGAAGGCAGCCGGCAATGCTTGATAACCTCGCCCAGCTTCACAACGCCATCATCGCCGGTTTGCGCGTCAAGTTGCCAGGCGCGGTTTATATCGGAGCCTACCCGGTCATCGAGCGCCGCATCACCCTGCCGTCGGTCGTCGTCGAACTCGACGAGATGGAGCCTGGCACCGATCCTGGAACAAGCGAAACCGCGCTGATTGGGCGCTTCCAGGCACGCGCCATCGTTGATCCGAATGTCAAGCAGGCCGACCTGCAAGTACGCGAACTGGCGGCGCTGATAGCCGTCGCCATCACGCATGAAACCTGGGGCTTGCCAATCGGTGTCGCCAAACTGACGCAGATCGGCCCCGACGGCTTCAAGCCGGAACTCGACGGCTACCTTGTCTGGGTCGTCGAATGGACGCATGAATTTCACCTGGGCAAGGTCGAGTGGCCGTGGCCGGACGAAGCGCGAGAAATCCTGCTTGGCATGTACCCGGAAACCGGGACGGGCCGCGAGGATCAATACTGGCCGCTGGGCGAAGCGCCGCCGGAAAACTGGGGAGAGTCGCGATGAGCACGGAAGAAGAACTCGTGGCCGCCAAAAACGATATCGACCAATGGGCCGCCTTTGGCCCCGGCGCGGACGAAGGCGAGTCGGCGGCGATTGTGGCAAATTACGAATACCGGCTCCGCATGCTGGTTTACGATAAATTATCGGCTGGTCTGGCCGCCATGGCGGCCGCGCAGGAGGTCACGGAATGAGCTGGCCGATTGCGGAAACCGACCGGCAGGGATCGGCCATGGTGCTGGCGGGTGTCATTCACGCGGTCGATTACACCAATGCGCGCGTCCGGTTCGAGTCCGGCGGATGGGTGTCGGCCTGGCTGCCGTGGTTCTCCCTCGCAGCGGGAGAGGTGCGTCACTGGCGTCCGCCGTCCATCGGCGAACAGGCGATGCTGGTGAATCCATCCGGGATGCCGGAGCAGGGCTTCGTCATCACCGGCGTCTATTCCGACCAGCATAAGCAGGCCAACGACAACCGGAAACAGATTACGGCGACCGACTGGCCGGACGCGGCGCGCGAACACTACGACCACGACGCACACGATTTCAGGCATTACCTGCCGCCGCCAGGACACGTCCGCGTGACCATCGGCGAGACGACCAGCATTGATCTGTGGAAAGGCAAGGCCGTCATCAATGTCGAGGGCGGATCCGTCCTGACCATGACGCCGGGCAAGACGACACTCAAAACGCCGTTTTTTCTGGTCGATGCGCCGATCACCAAATTCACGGGCCTGGTCGATATCGACAATCTGCTGCACGTTGGCGCCGACACCATTGTTGATGGAAACGTCATCATCGGCGGCAGTGACATTGCCGCCGGAGCACAGATCGACGGCGGGGGCAATACCAATCACCACATCCACGGCACGATTTGCCCAGCGGGTGTGGGCATTACAGAGCCGCCGCCGCCGCCCCGGCCGCCCACTCCGCAGCCGCCAGACAAGAACACATGAACACAGCCCGGATCGTCCTGGCTGAATTTTTTGGAGCAATGAACATGGCAAAAACCAAAGCCGCAGTATCTGAACAATCCGCGCAGGAACCATCAGGCTTCACTCCGGTAACCTTTCGGGATACCGCTTATAAAAGCCGAACCCTCATCGTGGCCGGCAAGCCCCATGAGGTTGTGAAATCGACCATCGTCGCCAGTACCCCGGAACTGCTGGACTGGCTCGAAAAACACCCGGAATTCCAGCGCGTCGAGTGATGGATCGTGGGCACGCTCGCATTGATCGGATCGTCGCGCACCACCGGGCGCGCCATGACCGGTATGGAGCACCTCAAGCAATCCATCACCGACATCATCACCACCCCGATTGGCTCGCGTGTCATGCGCCCTGAATACGGTTCATACCTGCCGCGCATGGTGGATTTGCCGATCAACAAAGGGATGATTTCAGCCCTGCAAAGCGAGATATCGCGCGCCATCGGCCGTTGGGAACCGCGCCTGAAACTCGCCCGCTGCGTCGTAACGGCGGTCGTCGATGGCGCGATGACCATCGAGATACGCGGGAATTATCTCGGCGAGGACATGCTGCTTGAGGTGACGACGTGACCGTGCCGATCAACCTGGCCACGCTCCCGCCGCCGGATGTCGTCGAAACGCTGGATTTCGAGGCGATCTATCAGGAACTGCTCACCGATTTCCGGGCGCTTTACCCGGACTATTCGGCGATTCTGGAATCCGACCCGGCCGTGAAACTGCTCGAACTGGCCGCCTATCGCGAGATGCTGATCCGCGCCCGCATCAACGACGCGGCGCGCTCGAATCTGCTGGCCTTCTCGGCGGGCGGCGACCTGGATCATCTGGCCGCCTTCTACGGCGTGGAACGCATGCCGGCAGAACTGGATCCCCGGCTTCGCCTGCGTACGCAGTATCAGATTGCCGCCCTGGCCGGCAACGGCACCAGCGAGCTTTACAAGGCGCGCGCCTTGCAGGCGAGCAGCGATGTGCTCGATGTCGCCGTGATCCGGACGTCTGCCGGCTCGGTTGATCTGGCGCTATGGATTCGTGATGGCGCGGACATCGAGGCGACGCTGGAAACCGTGTGTCAAGCCTTCGCGGCGGACGATGCCCGGATGCTCGGCGTCCCGCTCACCGTGCGGCAGGCGCTTTCCCGTCCGGTCGATGTGGCCGCCACGATCTACCGCGAGGCGAGCGCGCCGGCCGATCTGGCACAGCAGTTGGCCGCCTCCCTGCCCGGCGCGATCAAGACGCATGCCAGGCTCGGCCGCGACATGCCGCGCTCGCTGGTCGTGAGTTGGCTACACCGGGCCGGCGTATCCCGTGTCGAGATCGACGCGGCCGACATGATTCTTGCCCCGGATGAATACGCCGTGGCCGGTGACATCACCATTACTGACGGCGGTGTGACATGGTGATGCCGCATGAACTGCTGCCGCCGAACCGGACGCCGCTCGAAACCGCCATCGCGGATACCGCGCCGCGCCTGATTCTGGACGATCTGGCCGACACGCACCGGCTGCTGAAATTCTATCCGCCTGACTCCATCCTCCCCTGGCTCGCCTCAGAGTGGTTCCTCTCCGGCTTTGTCAAGTATTTCCCAGACCTGCGCGACCTGATCGACGCCGGCCTGCCATGGCTGCTGGAGCGCGGTACCGCCGCCTCGGTCAAGCGGGCGCTGTCGTGGATCGGCCTCGATGTCACCCTGGAAGAAGACGGCCCGCGCCTGCAAATGGACACGGGCCGCGCCCTCACCCCGGACAAACTCGCCGATCTCGTCTATCTGGTGCTCGCCTCGATCCCGGCGCACGTCGATCTCTACCGCCTATATCACGACTACGATCTGCGTCCCATCGGCCTCTCCATGCTGGCGGCGCTCGATGACGGGCTGCTCTCGGATGACTCCGGCATCTGGCTCGATGTCGATGGCGAGGATGTCAAACTCTCCTTCCG